ATTGCCAATGGGTCAATAGACTTACCTTCCTTAATTTCTGCTTCCATCTGCTTATCCATTTCTTGAAATAGTGCTTCTGGTTGCTTCAATACTTGCTTGCGTAAGTATTCTAAGGAGAAGTAACGACCTACAAATGGGTCCATCTGCTGCAGTAATGCCATACGTGCATTCTGTATTTCTTGCTCTTTTAATTCAGAGAAGTAATTATCAGCGATGAAATCATACTGTATATGCTCCTTCATCTCATCCCATTCTTCAAGAGTAAAGATACCCTTTAAAACGACTTGAGTTCTTAGGAGGTCATTGAATAAATCAGAGAATCTTTTGCGCAATCTGACTACAAATTTTTGGAATTTTACTTCGTCTCTTGTAATCTCAGCACTTCTTCCAACATTAAATGCGGAATCAGATTCTAAGCGTGACTCGGGTACGTTGAGTGAGCGGTAGAGTTTCTTTTGGAAGTACTTGACATCCTCAAGTTCTCCAAGATTTTGTCCACCTGGGAGAGTAGAGATTTCCGTGCCTCTTCCCCCTTCTCTTCTGGGTAACCAGAAGTCTTCGAGCATTGACATGAATTTCTTGTCATCTCTTATTTCTCCTGTGTCAGCGTTGTATACTAATTTATTTCTATAGCGAGCCATAACCTCACGGAGGTATTGCTCTGCCTTTTGTTTAGGTAAATTACCTACATCAATGTAGAAAATCCTTCTTTCTGGAGCTCTTGATATTCTGTATATTACAACAGAGTCTTCAATCATTCTTAATTGATTTACTGGTTTGATTGCTTTATTAAGATACGATAATACAGTGCCTTTATGCATATCAATAAGTCCAGAAGGACAATATGCGATTGAATCAAATGTTAATTTAACACCAGTAGAAGTATTATTTACTTGGTGTCCGTGTTGATTATATATGTAAAACTCTTTAAACTTTTTTACAACATCAACTTGACCTCTTTTACCAGTTTGTACTTCTCTAACTTTTTTAATTTTTCTAGGGTCTATATAACGAAGTTGTTGAATACCTTTTCTAGGATTTTGTGAATCAATAACTTTGTGATAGAATATTCTTCCATCAACATACCATCTTCTAAAAATATCGTGTGCTTTATTATTAAAATCTAATAGTTGAAGAATTCTTTCAAACTCTTCTTTTATTCTTTTTTTAATTGTAGCAGAGACTTGTAAATTATCTAATACAACAGATACACACATATCTCTTTCATCAGATGCGATTGCTTCACTTACGATATCTTCTATTGCACTATCACACTCTGGTTGTATTGCAATATCTCTATATCTTCGGATTAAATCATCTTCTGTGCGTGAACGACCATCTGTATCTAGGATCGTGGAATAGAAACCACCACCAGATATATCGTATGTACCATCATCAGTAGCTGGAGGCGTTACTGCCCCCAACTCCTTTTCTTTTCTTTTTATTTCAAAACCAAAAAACTCAGCCATTATCTACAACTCCTTTATATTGTTATATTTATAGAGTTATAAATTGATGCCTGTGACTCTGAATGTGTCATATCTCCAAGTAATTTCAAATTGTTCAATAGCATCATTTTGGTCATATCCAAGTTCTATTGCACCTAATGCTTGAGGATAACAACCTTCAAGTACATATTGATGAAGAATTGTATCGTCTCTATCTAACTGTTGAACAATCATATCCACTCTGTAATCAGCTGGGTTGGTTGCACCAGTATTATTAACTAAGTCATTAATACCGTTCATCCATCTTTCAACTTCTCTACGAATTCCAAAATCTGTATCGTTAAATACAGTTGTTGTCCATACTTCAAAAGTTCTTTCACCAGCAACATAAAGTTGTCTACCTCTGAATGGAATTGCAATTTCAGCAAGTGTTTGACCAGGCAAAGATGCTGACCTACACAGAAATGCAAACTGTTCAGTATTGATAGCTGCAGTTACTTGTCCAACTGGTGGGGGTAAAATTACCCTAAACTGATTGGCACGAGCACCACCACCAGCGAGTCTTGATTTAAAATCGTTAATATTTGCCATCTAATTACCCTCCTATCTCTGTAAACGCAACACCAGTTCGTACAGCGACAAAGTTAAGAGTGATAAAGTTGATAGACCTTGTTGGTTTGACAAAAATGTCTGCAACAAATTCGTTTCTATCAATTACTTCACCAGTGTTATTAGATTCATCTGCAACTACTTTAAAGTCAGTAATACCTCTTCGTCCTTGAATCTCTCTCAAGAAAGGTTCTACTAAGTTTTTAAACTGAGCTCTTGTGAATTCATCATTGAACTCAAATAGTTGGAACTTAGCTGCAGTTGCGATTGCCTTTTCAAGAATAATGAATAATCTTCTAACATTAATTCTGTCAAACGCACTTGGTTTTGCAAGGGCAGTCTTATCACCAAATAACACAGTACCTTGGCCAGGAAATGAGTTAACTGGATTAATTCTTGCTTTATATAGTGTATCTCTTTGGTCTTTGTTAGGTTCGTATGCAAGTTTAACTGCACCTCTAATTTGACCTCTGGTAAAACCAGCAGGAGAGAAAAACGCATCTGCAACAGATTCAGTAAATGCAGTTACACCAGCGATATCACCATTTAATGGTACATAACGATATACATCGTTAAATCTATCATATTGGTATTTGTAACCACTATCAAAAACTGCAAATGATGTACTTGGAAGTAAATCAAAAAAGTTCTTGACATTTGTAGTTTGTGTGTTAGAATCTGCAACACCTACAACATCACTTCTTTCTGGAGAAATAAAGACTAATGCATCTTTTCTTTTTTCCACAATAGTTACTAAGTTTGTTGCAAGAGTTGAAGTTGCTTTTGCAGCCATAATTAGGTTTACATCAACTGCTTCACCGTCATCAAATCTTGCGTATGAAGTAAGTTGTTCACCGTCTGTAACAGCATAATCGTCTGTTCCATTTGCAAGAGTAGACCTATCTACATTTTCTACACCAGTTGAAAGTTTGTTGAAAAACTTTGAACCTTGAACTGATAAATCAGATGAAAGAGGTTGACCCCAGTCACCAGATGCATCAATAGCTGCAGTTGGGTGGTCTCCCCAATATACAAATTTAGAATCTCTGTAAATTACATCTGGATAATAATTTGAATTACCTTGAGGTGTAGTTGCTTCTGGATGTTTTGATACAAATGCAAATGTTTCTAGCACAGAGTTTAATCTCTCACCAGCGACATCGTTATCAAAACCAGTTTGTCTTCCAGATGAATCATATACAACTATGTGTATTTCATCATCACCAACACCTCTTGCAGATGCAAATTCAGATGTGCCTGGAGCAGTATCAAATAAATCTGAAAATCTCCAGTATCTTTTTACATAAGAATCGTCTGCTAAGTCTGCAATTAATCCACTACCAGCAGGGTCATCTAACTGTCTTATTGTAATTGTTTCAGCAGATGTGTCAACTGCTGTAATTTCGTATTTTTGTGCTTCGTGTCCAGTTGCAAAAACTGTACCACCAGCATCTGAATAAAATTCTATAACTTCACCTACTGCAAAATCAGCTGCATCAAAAGCGTCCATTGTAATTGTTGCTTCAGCTGCACTTGCACTTGCATCGTTAACTTGTTTGTTTGACATTTCTGAAAAGTTGTTTTTATCACAAATGTCTATTTTAATTCCGTTTGCGTGTATACCAGCCGTTCTTGCTGACCAAGTACCGTGAGTACCTTGTCCATCTGCAAAAGACTCTTGATAATGCAAAGTGTTTCTGATTAAAATACCAGAACCACCAGAAGATGCATTTTTCAAAGCGCTTTCAGTTCTTACAACTCTTAGTGAATTTGAATACTGTAAAAAGTTTGCAGCTGTGAAAAAATACTCAAAATTGTTTGCATTTGGTTTACCAAACACTTCAACGAGTTGTTTTTCGGAACTGATACTTGTTATTTCACTTACAGGCCCTTTTTCAAAGGGGCCACAAACAGCACCAATAGTTGTAGAAACGGCAGGAACAATATTCGTTAGGTCAACTTCTTTGACTTCTACGCCTGGAGAAACTTGAAATCCCATATTTCTACTCCTTATATAGTTTTATTAATCTACTACAACTATATTTATAAAAAATCATTTTTTGTATGTTTGTTTTTATACCAAGTCTAAATATAAATATGAGTGAACATTATCAAAAATATCGCAATACAATACGAAAAGTTGCACGAAGACATCGTAGACTAAAAGATAAATGGATTAACGAACAGTTAAGAGATAAATCTTGTAAATACTGTGGCGAGTCTGAGATAATCGTATTAAAATTTTATCCAGATGATAGAAAGATTCGTGCAGATTCTAAAAAGAAAAGTTTAAAAAAAGATACTAGAAAATTGTTATTAGAACAAATAGATAACAATGTAATAGTTTGTCATAATTGTTTTTTAAAAAAAGATAATGATTTAATTGACGAAGATGCATTTACCAATTTGTATCATACTTCCTAATAACTGGTGTCCATCTTTCACCATACTCATCAATTTGTGGTATAGGGTCATCAATACCATTGTCTAGGAATCCAAATGGTGCAAGGTCTTGTTCTAACTGATTTTGACTTTCTGCAAACAACTTAGCTCTAACATCACTATCAGTAAGTTCTTTAAAGTAAGTTTGTCCAGATAACCACGCAAACAATACACAACACATCATTAAATCATCGTGGTGACCTTCTTCTGCTTGATATGACTGTCCGTGAAGAACAAATGAAGACATCTCTGCAACTATATCGTAATCTTCTAATATAATCTTATTAGACTCTACCATTGTTTTTAGATTAGAACAACCGATTTTTTTGACTGCTTTAGTTGTTCTCACACCAAGTTGTGATTTACCACCACTAAATCCACCACCAACTATTTGACCAGCACGACCTCTCATACTCGCCATAATTAGATTATCATACTCTAAATCAAATTGTAATGCGTTTGCAACTTGGTCACCAATATCATTTACCTCTACTAAAACAAATGCTTGATTATATGCAAGTGCAACATCCTTAATAATATTAGGAAATAACATAGGTTTTATTTCATTATTTTTATATTTTGCAACCATACGATATGGTAGTTTAGATACATCAACAACTATAAACGCAGATGCATCACCTTGAATACCCCTGGCTACATCTGCAACAATCACATATGTGCGACCCTTTTTAGGTTTTTCATATACATCAAGACCAGCATTAGATGTTAAAGGTGTTCTTAAAGGTATTGTTTTTATTTTAGATGCACTTATTAATGTATTAGTAGAACCTAAGAACTCACACTCAAATTCTTTTTGAAACTGTGCTTCACTTGTATTTGCAACCGTTTCTTTTTTCCATTTCTCATCTCTGCCTGGTACTTCAGACCAATGAACTTCTATCGGTACATAAGTATTCTTTTTTGTTTCTGCATCTGTCCATAATTTATAATACATATTCATACCATTTGGTGTTGATACAATAATCACTTTTGTAGATTGACCAGATGAAATAGTAGGATAAACTGAACTAAAAAACTCTTCTGCAATATTTGTAGGTACAAACGCAAACTCATCTAAAAATATCATATTGTATGAACCACCACGAACTGCACTTGATGATGTTGAGGCTGCAACTATGCGTGAACCATTTTCTAATTCTAAACTACCTTTATTCCACGATAGTATTCCTTGTTGCAACCATTTAGGTAAATGTTCATATGCAAGTTGTAATCTAGATAAAATATCTCTTGCAGTTGCAGCTTTGTTTGCAAGTATAGCGACATTCATATTTTGATTAAATAAAACATAATGTAATATATACGAAACCATTGTGGTTGTTTTACCAGATTGTCTAGGTAATTTACAGATTGTAAAACGATTGTTGTGAAATGTACCAACCATTTCTTTTTGAAAAGGATACATATCAAATGGTATTAAACCTTTGTCTAATGATACAATTTTTATATATTTTTCAATAAAATACTGTGGATTATTCATACATTTTTGAAACTCAAGAATGTTTTCTTTTGTGAATTCTTGACTTACAAAAGCTTTCTTTAAATTAGGATTACCAAGATATTGACTTTGACTTATGCCCATTGTAAAGATACACCATGTATTTTATTATTACCAGTCAATGATGAACCTACTATTTTCCATCTTAATTGCACTTGAGGACTTGCACTACCAGTCAAAGGTGTACTTCCAGTAAATACCTTTGTACCACTAGAACCAGTCACATATCCTTCATCAGTTAAAGTAATAGCATTGTATGTTGTATTATCTCTTGTTGCACTAATTGTAAAATCTGAAGTTCCGTCTGGTAACTCTGCAAATACTACTATTCTTGCTGTACTAGGTGTTGAGTTCGCAGTAAAAGTATCAGATACTAATGTCAAACTACTATTTAAAACAGATGCATCAAATTGTAAAAATACTGCACCATCACCACCATTGATTGGATTTGGTTTAGATGGGTTTGCACCATCACCTACATATGGTGCATTGTCATCAAATAAAGTTCTTCCAGATGCAGGTAAAGTAGGATATATATCTGTTTTAAATGCGGCTTCGTGATTTATTGGACTAGATGGAAAGACTGGACTATCTTTTGTAATTGAAGGAGCAGGAACTAAAGATGTATCGTGATAACCAGCACCACCACCAGATTTACCAGAGTGTCCTACACCACTATTCCAACCATCTCCACCACCTCTGTAACCAGAACCGCCACCACCCATATCATACTGTCCAGGCGAAGGTGGATTATAAGCTGCACCACCTCTAAAAAATTGTTGTGGCCAAGATATACCATCTCCTGCTTGAGTTGTAGAACCAGTTCTACCACTACCTTTAGCACCAACAGATGGAGAAGTTGGTGAAGGGTCGTAAGGTGATGTTGGGCCTCTTCCTCCACCACCAGATGCACCCTCTGGATATGAAACTGAACTAATTGTTTGAGAACCATCACCACCTCTTCTACCTTGACTAAAATCTCCAGCAGAACCACCAGTATGTGGTGCATATATGTCAGCAGCTCCACCACCGACTGCAAGAACAGTTAAAGGTGCAGAACCAGGAGTTGCAGTTCCACCGTGACCAGGCCCTGCAGCTGGTGTTCCTTGTGGGGTTGAAAAAGGAGAAGGGCCACTATCATCAACAAAAACCATACAGCCTGGTTGAATTGTTGCTTCACCATTGAATATGGCAGACGCACCACCACCTTGAGCGTGAACTCCGTGTCCTCCACCACCTATACCACCAGTTGGTAATTGAGGAGTTGCATTTTTATAACCACCACCAGCAACCATTATATCCCAAGTTGTTCCTCCCATTTCTGGGTCATTGATTGTTGCCTTTACAGAACCACCAGCACCACCATTATTAGGGCCGCCTGGATATGAACCACCACCTCCACCTATTAATGTTGCAGTACACGAAGTTGTTGCACTAGGCCAAGTTATATTTGCAAAACTTGTAAGTTGTGTTGCTTTGTAGTAATTAGTTGAAGAAGTATATTGGGGATATGAAGTTGTATCTGCAATCGCTTGTGCTTCTGTTGCACCGACAACTTGTGCATTGTAAGTTAAAATTGGTGCTTGAGATGGGTCAGCAAGATGAGCAGTGCTTGTAGTTAATAATAATTCAACATTATTTACTTGTTGGTTTGAGAAAAAATCTCCAGATGAATCATATATTGTATTTGTACTTTCAGATGTGTCTACACCAGTGTTATCGTGAAATTCGTCTACTACACCATCTATCAGATTGAATACAGTTAAACCATCATTAAC